CCAAGGACTGTAAGTCTTCTCGGCGAGTGTGTCATTCTCCGTACCTTTCATCAGGTTCTTCTTGGTCGAGTTGATCGATGTCACGAAGTCGAATGCCTTCATCGCTGCGTCCTTTCATAATCACTTCAGCAGACTTATCAAAGAAGTCTGCACATTTTTCACATATCTCAAGTTCATGAGTACCGTCTAAAGTTTCTAAACGGAGCTCATGAAATCGAGCAGCCTTAGGATACTTATCCTCACAGACTGGGCAGGTTTTCTTTTTCCAAATCACAGAAACTCACAGTCGGCCATGATCTCGGTCAGACATGCCATGAGGTTGATCTCAGGATCCGCAGCGAAGGCATTTTGATACTGGTACTTTGCGAGATGCAGTACCAGCTGAGGCATACTACCCTTGGCAATATGATCTTCGGCCTTATCGAAGAAGGCACGGAAGAATTCGGTAGGTTCAATGTCAGACTCTCCAAGCCACTTACGAACGGCTGTGAAGTTCTTATCCTTCATGTAACCGATCAGCTTGGCAAGAGCAGAATCCGAGAAATTCCTAAGAATCCCAGTGTCAATCCCGCCAGTAGCACTATAACGTTGGAGCTCATTAATAACACGTCGCCAATCTGGAAAGTGTGTCTTGATGACTTCAGCAACGACCGCTTTTTCATAAGAAACCGATTCAGTCTCGAGGATTCCACATACTCTTTGCATAAATTGTTTGGCAAGAGATGGGAGTTCCGACTTAGGAATCTTAAATTTGATAACCGAGCATCGAGAATGGAGCGGCTCAATAATCCGATCGACAAAATTACAAGTAAGAATGAATCCACAGTTTGCGCTGAATTCCTCCATAAAGTTACGTAAAGCTGGCTGAGTGGACTGAGGATTGAGATAGTCGGCCTCATCGAGGATTACCATCTTTCTGCCACCCATCAGGGACACAGAGCTAGCAAACTGAGAGATGTCGTTACGCAGCATGTCGATGTTACCATTCATCGAGCCGTTGATAACGATGTAGTCACATCCAAGCTCTTCACACATGGCTTTGGCCACAGTCGTCTTACCAACGCCTGCGGTGCCAGAGAGAATGAGATTAGGAATGTTCTTCTGATCTACGAACTGTTGAAATGTTTTCTTGAGTTCGTCAGTCAGGATAGTGTCGGACACGGTCTTTGGGCGATACTTCTCGACCCACAAAAAATCTTCAAGCATAATATATCTCCGTCACAAAAAGTGGGCGATGCCGAAACACCGCCCATTATAATCAAGCCTCGAACGAGGAGTTGGATTCAACGGCAATCCAATACTCTACACTCGCGCCCTTCCAGTGGCTGAGACCTTTCGAAGAGATCGAAACGTCATAAGAACCTGGAATCAGCTTCATACAATCCGAACGGAATACCATGCGGAAGCGAGCTTCAGTTTCACCAACTTCGATGCTGAACGAGTCGTTGCTAGTGCCACGAGTATCGACTGCTTGAAGCAAGATCTTGCCGTTCTTACCAACGATGGCGATTTCAGGAAGCTGAGAAACTGCCAGCGCCTTCATCACTCGATTGAGTGCTTCTTCTGAAATCAAGCAGTTGACTTCAGGATTAGGCAATTCAATCTCACGATCTGGTGGAACGATGATCAGCGAAGGATCAGTGACAGCGTACTGAAACTTGTTGTTGCCTTCGATGAGTTCGACGTACGAATCCTTGATTTCAATCTCAGGATCATTAAACAAGGAAAGAGTGCCGATAAACCGTGAGAGGTCGTATACGGCAAAACCCTTGTCGAATTCTTGTTTAATTGTTGCTTTCGCAAGAACAGATTTTGTACTCGAAATAGTACGGATCACATTTCCAGGCTTGAACATGATGTTCTTGTTAATAGCCGAGAAGTTCTTGAGTACTTGCAACGTATCATTATCTAATTTCATAATAAATCTCCATATGTTCGGAATATTCAATATACCAAGGTTTGTATTAATTGTACACTTATTTGTTTTTACCAAGTGCAGAAGGATCTGCAGTTGCTGCAGCACCGATGCGTGCAATATCTGGTAGAGAACCACCGAATACATACGAACCAACGTGCTTCAGTTCCATCCATGGGCAAAGCCATACATGCATACCAGCATTGCGAACCCACTGGCAAAACATGTAGTCTTCAGAGAGGTATCGCTTCGAGTAATCCTTCAGCAAGCCATTATTAGGATCTTTGACGAATGCAAGGATTTCGGCTGGTTTTGCCTTTGGATTTTGCTTCAAGAACTCTGCAAGCTCGGCATCGATGTTCGTACGCTTATGATCGATAGGCGTATCGAAGTAAGCCATGATCTCGCGGCTGCCATCAAAATGTTCTGTGCGAACATGATCTGGCTTGTAGAATTGCTGAGGATATGCTTCTTGGAATTTCTCGAAGGTGTTACGGCGAATCATCATAAAACCTGTACCAGATTCGAGCACTTCGACTGGTTGACCGAGAGGAATTTCACGAGTATCACCAGTTGGATTGAAGACGTAGTCGCCGACAAACTTTTCAAGATCGTTTGGATTCTCGTCAGCCATGCCCTTATCGACAGCAAGCTTGATCTTTTCCCAGCTGATGCACTTCTTCGGATATGGACCAGCGATGATGTCATATTTGTCTTCTGCTGCATCTGGATTCTGCAGCGCAAGAAGAGCGATCACGTCGTTAGGATTGAATCCAATGTCCGAGTCGATGAACATCAAGTGAGTATCACCTGAACGCATGAACTCGTCGGCGCAATAGTTGCGTGCTCGAGTAATCAGTGATTCGTTGAAGAGGAAGTAGAATCTGACTTGGATTCCGTAGTGTGTGCAGAGTGCCGAGAGATCTGCGATCGAACGTGTAAACATGCCTGCGCATTGGCCGCCATACATTGGTGCGGCAATAAAGAGCTTGCGCTTGCGTAGCTCTTCCATTGGAACATTAATTTCAATACCCATAATTAATCCTTGTATTCAGTGTCATGGACGTGGAGTTGCATAATTGCATAGTGGATAACCTTTAGAAGGTCCTTTCGCCATTCGGCAGGATCGCCTTTGCGACCGTATCGTTGCGTGTACTTCATCATATTCCCAATATTGAAACCAGTTCCGTGACCAGCATCAATGATGAATTCTGTTGCTTGAAATTTATTTCGGGAATAATGCTGATCGTAGGTAGCATCGATATAAGACTGAATTTCTTTGAGTGATTCGCCTTCATTGTATTTATACTCAATTTTTGCCATTATGTAAAAAAGTCCTCAAGAGTTGCAGGTTTATTTTCTGACAAGCCGCTCCATTTACGACCTTGCCAATGCGGATATGAATTGCGCGAGAGATGCACAGACTTTGGCTTTTCCATACATTCAAAGTCGAGCTCACCTCTATCGTTAAGAAGTGGATCAACCCACTCGATAAAGTTGACACTGCCTTGAGCACAGAGCTTTCTCATCTCGTCCTTGAAGATAAGACGACATCTGTTGCGATCTTCCCATGAACCATAGAACGGAGTACCTTTATAGTAACCAGTCTTTGGTAAAACACGAGATTCGTTTTCGATAGGAAGCAACTCATATGCATAGACCTTGGCAAGATCGAGCTGACTCAGTTGTGTATAGTATCTATTCGCCAAATCTCGAGTAGCCGCTTCAGGATCAGGCTGACGACAGAGGTGATGGCGTACGTCGATGTTACCAAAATAGAATTCAGCAATCTCATGATGAGGCTGAATGAAAGTTTGTAAACCTTCTTTAAGTGCACCGTGTAAAGTCTTGAAAGGAACCGAGTTGACGAACCAACCTGGACGATACATGCAGATGGCATGACTGTCACCTGCCACAGCACGATTTACGATCTCGATTTCTCGGACCGTGATGGCATTGTTTTCGATATACTTGAGATTTTCCCAGTCGACCTTATGCCAGTCGGGATGGATTTCACCGTTCAGACGAGGCTCGAGCATCTCGCTGTACTTTGGATGATCGATCCAAAGGGAATAGACTTTTTTGGTTTTATCAATTTTGGAGAATCGAATTAGGTTGTCGATATTCCCGTAATTTTTCATACCACCAAAGAGATTCAGAGAACCGAACCAATCGTTGCCATGATACACATAGATGCTATCAAACGAATTGATGTCATGATGAATATCACCAGTTCGATCGAGATGAACCAGTCCACCATTCTCTACAGAAATTTGTTCTGCATAGATGGCAGCTTGCGCAGCTCGATGCGAATGGATGTTAGAAGATACGGGTGTGAATGGAGATGTAATAAGAGTTTTCATATTATCCCTTATATATCAAGTGTTCTATATTGTACATCATTTTTTGGCCAATCGCGGTAACTATTTACGCGTTCGTAGATCGTAGGATCATTCAGCACTGGCTCTTTGCCGACATTCCAGAACAAGATGTTCTTGCCAGTATTTTTTGGAATGTATTTCCAAACCTTACCGTCGTAAGTATCGATGCAAGGGAAAGGAGGAAGATTCTCTGGCTTCTCGCTCTGTTGAAATGGCATCGGCTCAGAGATGACTTCGGCTCGACCGAGTTCGCCAGCTTTGAGGTTACGAGACACTGCAACCGAGTGGAACTTGGCATTTGGCCATGCGATTTGCATTGCACGTGACAGAACACCTGTCGAGATAGCTACGTACACTTCGTCAGGTGCTTCGATCTTCGATGCAGCTTTCACGATACCAGCAGTGACTAGCTCATGCTTCAGACCGAGCGGAACGAAGAAGGCATCGTCTTGAGAATCTGCCCAAAGTTTGGCGATCAGGTTTAGGTTTGGCATCGCAGCGATACGATGGAACGAGGCATCTGCTCCTTGCTCGATGCAACATGCCTGATGATGAGAGATTGTTTGTGAAGAAGGCATGAACAGCTTCACCTTCTTGTTGTGGCGTTTTGCTACATCGAGAAGAGAAACGCCAGCGAGACCAGTGCGAGGTTGAACATACACGATAGTCGACTGATTGATTTTTGAAAGTAGACAATCGCCTCCACGAACCTTCGTTCCTGTAATCAAATCATCTCGTACACATCGAATGCCATCGTGTACTGTTATGACTGGATCAGGATATGGATCAGTCCATGTCTCGGCAAGGTTGAGATAATATTCTCTGGCTTTTTCCCAACCGTAAATGCCTACGTCTTTGTTGACTCCGTCGCGAACATGTTTGTTATGCGCCATTCGTTAGCCTATCATAATTATTGGTCTTGAGCGACCATTCAATGGGATATACCCAATCATACGGGATTTGCATCGTCTGTGACTTCACGCCAAACTTGACTGCCATATACTTATAATGCATGCACAGCTTGTCTTCGAGGTTCAGATAGTTGTGCGTAT